TCTTTTAATGCTTTGTTTAGATCATCCATTAACCACCATTCTGTTTTCAACAAATTCTTTAACATAATTCACTAGCAATTTAATGTAGTCACTTTTATTTCTCTTATCATATACATGAACATCACCTTCAGGTGTGACCATAATAGTAATAAGTTTATCAACGGCAATACCCGTTAATTCATAGTACATACAAGCGTATGCAGTTTCTTGAACAAAATATTGTTCAATCCATTTTTCTGGTTTGATTTTTTTAGATGTCTTGAAGTCAATAATAGCTAACTCGCCATCATATTCTGCAATACAATCTACTCTACCAGCTAACCCAAGATATTCAGAGTAAAGAGTACGTTCTATAGCATGTATCTTACCTATCTTATCAAGATAAGGTTGACTACTCTTAAACATAAACTGAGTTAGTGGAAGATAATTATTCCAATCCAACTCTTTATTTTCAAGATAGGCTTGTGCAGCCTCGTGATAATCTGTACCTCTTGTCGTCGATTCTTTGGTTATTCTATTTGCTTCTGTATCACCTACCCTCTTTCTCCACTTCCGAAATACTTCTCGGTTATAGAAACTAGTAACTGATGTAATTGAAGGAACCCAGTCACCATTGGGTAAATTATATAGGCGAATTCCATCGACCTCTTTTTTATCTAACTCTAGATCTCCTAGATGATTTTCAACAGTAAACATTATTTAAATAAAAAACTAAAAGGACACTTGCCAACTTTACTGGTTTGATCAAACAACTTGTGTTTATAACCTTTGACATCTCTTCTTGCATATAAATCAGTTTCCACTGATTCTTTATACTCCTCAGAATATTCCTCATGTTTAAGAACAATATCATCATCCAAATTATTTGAATAAAAAGATATTCTAAAGAGAGGATCGCCCTTTCTTATTATAACAGGTTTTCTCTCATTGACAAGAGTAAACGCAACACTTAGTGTTCTTGACCAGTTAGACAAGTTAAACCAAGCAGGAACACCAACAATATTATTGTTCAATGATGTCATAGGATGATCATTCTGTTCAATCCATACATCATCATCATGAGTCCAAAATAAAAACTTTGGAATGTATAGTTGAAATACAGGCATTGGAGAATTGATATGTTGATCATCAATATCAATAAACTGTATCATACTATTGTCTTTTATACTAAGAAGAGGACCATTTGAAGTCCTCTCGATAGAAAAAACAAGTTCAATAGGAGAGTATCCTACAAAGGTTCTTTCATTTTTATGAGTGAAAGCAGGACATTGTTGATAAACATATCCCTTTTCAATGATGTCTGAAGTTCTGACTAATTTAGATCCTAACTTATAGACATCAGCATAATGTATGGTTTTTGGCATTACAAATTTAAAGCCATCTTCCGTATCAGATACTCTCTTACAAGACCAGAACGAACAATGTCATTAATATTAAACTCTACCATCTCAAATAGTTCAGGTAGTTGTTGAATGATCTTCATGAAATCATGAATTCCATTCTTCTCATTTTGTTTAATCAGATCAGTTTGAGTAGCATCACCACAGAACATGATTTTAGAATCTTCACCTATCCTTGTTATTATACTATCAAGTTCGTGAAAATTCAAGTTCTGACATTCATCTATCAAAACAATAGACCTATCAAGAGTAGTACCACGGATAAATGAAGTACTCCAGAACTTAATAGTCTCTTGTGCTTTCAAGTTTGCATAAAGCATCTCGAAGTCTGCATCAGTGGCCATCTCAAACATAAATTTTACCATATGTTTGTAAGGAATCTGATAGAGAGATGATTTATCCTCATGATCTCCAGGCAGGAAACCAATCTCTCTCGTAGAAACCAAAGATCTAACTATAAAAACTCTATCATAAGGAGTACTAGGATCAAGAACATCCTTTAATGCTAGGTAAAGAGCAGCAAAAGTCTTACCTGTACCAGCACAACCATAGGCAAAAATATTTTTACCTTCATCATAACCATCAAATAGTTTCTTTTGGTTATCTGTTATTGGTTCGATCTTATTGAGAAGATCTGTGTTAATGGGTTTCTTTCTTTTCATTTGCTTAGCAGTTAGGCCTGCACCAACAGCGCCATTTTTTTTCTTACTTGCCATTACTTATTAATCTTTGTTACACGAGAACCAGCAACCTTAGATGCTTGTCCTAGAACTTCGTTCCAACTAGGGTTCTTAGTGATGAGTTTATCTCTCCACTCACCAACTTCCCCTAGTCCTGCTACACCTGCTTGCCAATCTTTATCCCAATCAGGATTATCTTTTCTCCACTGTTCATACTCTTTCATTGTCATAGAAATTTCTTTCGTTTCTCTCGTTTCTTTATGAATAACAGGATAGGTAGGCATGAGTTTAAGTAATGTAAATTTATTTAGACCCATTCAAGGGCTTTGGCAACTACTGGGAATTGTTCACTAAAGATAGACCGAACTCCTTCAGCAACATCCATGTGTTCTTTCTGAGTTCCATGTGCAGAACGTAGATCAACATAATGTATCCATGATCTTACACTACCTGTCATATAAAGGCGAGTAGGAGTAGCGAGAGGAAGAACAAATCTTGCACATTCTTTAGCAACACCCGACTTTAACATCTTTTGATACAAATCCATAGATGATTGGAATAACTTTTCCATCTCCAATTGAAAATCTTGAACTAGAAATTCATCTAAGTCATCAGTAGAGTTCTGTCTATTCTTTGTATCTTGTTTCCTAAGTTGTGGTAGAGGAATCTTGTCACCCAACAGACTACTATCAGCATACCTTTGAGAGAACTCTTGGTATGTAAATGATCTATGTCTTAATATCTGTGCTGCAAGACCTCTCGTAGTATTTATTTCCACAGTCATAAATGCCTGTTCAAATACAGACCAGTGACCATGTTTAATACAATAAGATAAAAGACCAGAGATCTTTTCATTCTCTTGATTGTTAGGGTTACTAACACGAGCAACATATGCCATTAGCTTTTCAGCATCTGGTGTTACACTTACTAATTCAACCGTCATCGTCTTCAAATACCTCATCATAATCACTTGGGGAAGAGAATGCTTGATCATCCGTCTGGATATAAGCATCCACATCAGAATAAACCTCAGCTTCTAGTGCATCTACCAGAAGTTTAAGGTTTTTAACTATTAGTTTTAGTTTGTCTCTCGCTGGTTCCATCAGCTTTGTCTCCATAATCTTTTAATAATTTAGAAATTTTTGTTTCTTGACCACTCAAAGTTTGAATTTGATATAAGTTTGTCTTCATATACTTCTTGAGGTTTTTATATTCTTTGGTAAGTTTATTAACCTCCTCGTAATTAATTTTTACACCTTTTTTCTCTTCACCGCCACCAAATCCAAAACCAATTTTACTCATTCTTCTGGCCCCACAATTTTCTTTTTCCTTCTCCGAGGTTTAGAGGGTTTCTCTACACCCCAAAGTTTAGGACTCATTAAACCAGGCCCATACTCAATGGATACTAATTGTGATGAACCAAACTTGTCATAGTACATATCAAAAATATTAACTCTACTAGCAGCACGAACTAAATCGGTTCTAAGTTCTTTCTCATGTTTATATGTTACAACATAAGCATCTGATGGAAGATACTTATTAGTTCTTTGTTCTTCATTACAATTTTCAACAATCAATTCAGTAGAATATTTATTGTTTAATTGTTCCTTTTCCTTAGCAGTCCAATAAAGTTTTGGTCCTTTAACTTCTTCAGTTTTAGTTTCAACTTTTGCTTTGGCCATACTATGCTCCTCTTCCTCCCCATTCGATGTCTGGAAATGCTTCTGTTACAACTGCCTTAGTTATCTTATACTTATCAGTAAGTTTCTTATCCTTCATCAAACATATTACTTCAGCTTCATCTGAATGAAGTCCTTCTAATAATTGCATGAATAATTGTTCTCTCTTCACTGGTTTAAGAAAATCATTACCACCTTTAATAAAGTTATAAAGAACTTTATGTTCATGTGCTAGGTAAGTATGTTCTGTACCTGCTGGTGCTTCATTCTTATCAAAAGGAACTTCTCCTTCTGGCAAAACAGATACAACAGAGTCATCAAAATTCCAAATAAGAACAGACTTTAAATGTAAAGACTCATTCTCTTTTAATACTTGAATTTTCTTTGCTTTAGTTCTCTGTTTAGAAACCTTAGCTAATACTTCACTTAATAGTGGATTACTTGGTAGTCTTTGATCACCAAGTTCAGGATGTGTTTCAGTCATTGTCATAGTTAATCTTCTTCTAGTTCTTCCTCATCAAGAATGAGGTCTGCATTTTCAAATCTAAACGAAATTACTTCGTCAGGGACTAAGTTACCATGTTCGTCAAACAT